TATATCCTTCCTGAGCCTGAAGGCTTGTGTGAACCATCTCTCTACTCCTGTCAAACTGGTAAAGGTTGCGAATGAGTTGGGGTCTTTCTTAGAAGATGAAGCTAGATTCAGATTCTTTAAAGACTCCAAACCTGCCCTTTACGGTGTGATTATGAGGGACTTGAATAAACGTACAACTAACTACAGAAAACAGAAAAGAGTCCTAATACACTCTTCTAACAAAGCTGGAATAGAATGGAAAAACTGGCTACCTGGAAATAAAGTCCGATTAGGTCAAATGATGATAGAGTTAGTATGTGAAGCTACAAAGTTATTTGAAGTAAACTTGCATACTAATACCAGAACCCAAAAAAGAAAAATTGTTTACTGGCTTGAAGCTACGGCTGAATCTCTGAAATGGATCGATAAGAAGAACTCTATTTGTGAATTATATAATCCTGTCAAGCTGCCTTGCCTGATACCACCTAGAAAGTGGGATTCAGTATACTCAGGGGGCTACTATACCTATACTCATATAAATCTAGTAAAAACTATGGATCATTCTTACCTTGAGATGTTGGATAAATCAGACTTGAGGGAGGTGAAAAAGGCCGTAAACATAGTACAGGAAACAGGGTGGAGAATAAATAAGAAGGTTTTTGAGGTTATGGACTCTCTATTCAATTCAAGATCAAGCTGTAAGGTCATTCCAGAGTTCCTAGAGAGAACCATGCCAGAACCCTATCCCAAGAAGGGAACCAAAGAGGAACAGATAGAATGGAAAAGACTAGCTTCTCTTATGCACGCTGATAATATCAGGTTAAAAACTAAAAGAATACAGTTTAGTCAGCTCATGTGGACTACCAGAAAATTTAAGAATGAGAAGGTTTTCTACTTTCCTCATACTCTTGATTTCAGGGGTAGAATGTATGCTAATACAGCATTCCTGAATCCACAAGGAGAGGACTCAGCTAGAGGACTCCTAGAGTTCTCTTCTGGTAAACCTCTAGGAACTTCAGGCTTCCCTTGGCTACAAGTACACTTAGCTAACTGCTACGGTCATGACAAGGTATCTTTAGAAGAGAGAGTAGAGTGGGCAGAGCTTCATGATTGGGCTATAGCAGAGGTAGGCACTGATCCTTTGGTTAATAAGTGGTGGATGGATGCTGATAAACCATGGCAGTTCTTGCGAGCCTGTATTGAATATGTCAAGGCTAAGAAAGACCCTAAGTTTGTTAGTTATTTACCTGTTACTGTAGATGGGTCTTGTAATGGTTTACAGCATTTCTCAGCCATGTTAAGAGATGAGATGGGAGGTAAAGCTGTAAACCTTACTATGACTGATGAGCCTCAAGATATTTATGATATTGTGAAAGACAAGGTTATAGAAAAAGTAAAAGCTGATCCTGAAGCTATAGTTTCATACCTGGATATCAATAGAGCACTTGTTAAAAGACCTGTTATGACTACTCCTTATGGGGCTACTCTTTATGGAATGAGGGAACAGATCTATGAGGAACTAAAGAAGCAGTTAGATAAGGGAATAATTTTTACTACGATTTCTAAAGACAAAGACTTGTGGGTGTTTTGTAAATACTTAGCCACTATCATTTATGAATCTATAGGAGAGGTGGTAGTTTCAGCTAGGGAAGGTATGGATTGGCTTCAAGAGTGTGCCAGGGTCTTAAGTAAAGATTCCAGACCTATCTACTGGACTGTACCGACAGGATTTATAGTAAAACAGAAGTATCTTAAGCCGATAGTGAAACAAGTTAAAACAATTATAAATGGTAAAGTTGCTTCTTTGTATTCTGCACATGGAGCTGGTGATAAGCTAGATAAACATAAACAGACTAACGGTATAGCTCCTAACTATGTTCATAGTATGGATGCTTGCCATTTAATGAAAACTGTTAATCTATCTTATACTGATATCCAGAGTTTCTCTGTCGTTCATGATTCTTTCGGTACTCATGCTTGTGATATGGAACGCTTAAGTGATAATTTGAGAACAACCTTTATTGAAATTTATAAAGAAGATGTCCTTCAGAAATTTGCAGAGGAACAAACGGCTTCTCCTGCAATTTGTAAAAATACTTTTCCTAAAAGACCAAAGTATGGTAAGTTAAACATTAACGAGGTGAACAATGCAGAATTCTTCTTCAGTTGACATGGCTAATGTCAATGTTAAAAAAGTAGCACAAGGTATGATGAGAGTAGTAGATAGTTTAGATAGTTTTACCAAGGCTGAGAAGTATGCTATACTCTCAGCAGTATTTAATTGTTTATACTTAAATAAGATGGTTAAAGAAAGGAGTATTAGTGATGTTATGGAAATGATAGGTAAGATGAGGAGGGACTGTAAATTTAAACAGATCCCTGAATTTGGTGGAGCAGAAAAATATATAATAGGAGAACTTTAAATTATGGCTAGAGAAAAAATTCATGTAACACCTACAGGTACAGCAGCTTGGCCTTGGTTGAATACCCCTGATACTCGTTTTGATGCAGACGGTATTTATCAGGTCAAGATGATTTTTAACAAGAAGGACATTAAAGGAATTCAGGGGATAGTAGATCCTTTAATGAATGGAGGAAAGCATAATCCTATTAAACCTGAGATGGATGATCAGGACAAACCTACAGGTAACTTTGTGGTTAACTTCAAATTAAAAGCTAAAGTTAAAACTAAGAGTGGTGATACTTTTACTCAGAAGCCTGTACTCTTGGATACTGCTGGTAATCGGGTATTAAACCAAGTTGGAGCTGGCAGTAAACTTAAAATTGCGTATCAAGCTATTCCTTTTAATCAAGGGGCTGGCGGTGTTACCATGCGTATGCAGAAAGTTCGCATTATAGATTTAGTTGAATACTCCAAGCAGGATGATGTCGATTGGGGTAAAGATGAAGGTAGTTTTGTGGGAAGGGAACTGGAAAAAGTAGAAGCTCCAGATAGTACTGAAGATAATGAGGACTTTTAAAATGCCTAGTTATGAGTTTTGTAGAAACATGGATCAAGAGATGATAGCCAATCGAATTCGTAATTTAAAAAGTGATGAGCTATCAGTTTTGGTTAATAATTTAATTGTGATGATTGATTGTGGACATTTTCCACATGAAGCCTTTCACGAAGTCAGGTCTGTATATAAGTTATTGCTTAATCTTAAGGTTGATATTAAAGAAGATGAGACGTTTAACTAAAAGACAAAGGTACAGGGGTATACGAGAGGGTTACAGAAGTGGCTTAGAAGAACGAATAGCCAGCCAGTTAAAGGCTTCTGGTGTAGCTTACTCTTACGAGACGGAAAGACTCAAGTATATCCCTGTACCTAAGCATTACACACCTGATTTTATCTTAGTGGGAAAAGATAAAAAGATCTATATCGAAACTAAGGGTAGGTTCTTGGCTAGGGACAGGACAAAACATCTTTTAGTCCAAGAACAACACCCTGATATAGATTTAAGATTTATTTTTACTAATTCCAGGCAGAAGTTATATAAGGGGTCATCAACTACCTATGGTAGATGGTGTGAAAAGCATGGATTTATCTATGCGGAAAGGAGTGTGCCTGATATATGGTTGAGAGAAATAAGAAGGGGGTAGTTCATGAGCCGTGTCCTAAATGTGGTTCAAAAAATAATTTAGGGAGATATCCAGATGGTCATGCGTATTGTTTCGGTGATAGTTGTGATCACTATGAGCCTAGTGATATTACAGTTGATATTAAAGATATATCAAAATCCAACGGTGTTTTTAGACAGGGTATTTACGAGTCCCTTGACAAACGTGGAATATCTGAAGAAACCTGTAGGTTCTTTAAGTATCAAGTAAGTTACGACAATAATAAAAAAGTTCATATTGCTCCTTATTTTAATGAGGAGAATAAGCTAATAGCTCAACAGTTACGAACTAAAGATAAAGATTTCCCTGTTTTAGGGGAAACTAGAAATCTAGGTTTATGGGGAAAACAATGCTGGACTTCAGGTAAACGTATTGTCATAACAGAAGGGCAGATAGATACCATGTCTGTAGCAGAGGTTCAGCGTTGCCAGTACCCTGTAGTATCCATTCCAAACGGTGTAGGATCAGCTTGTAAAGCTATAGCTAGAGATTTACAGTGGTTGTTAAACAGTTTTGAAGAAGTAATATTAATGTTTGATAACGACTCTCAGGGTAACAATGCAGCTCGTAAAGCAGCAGAGCTATTCCCACCAGGTAGATGTAAAATAGCTTCTCTTCCTCTTAAAGATCCTAACGATATGCTTTTAGCTAATCGCGGAGCTGATGTTATTAATGCTATATTCAGAGCTTCAGTATATCGGCCTGATGGTATTATAGCAGGGGAAGATACTTGGGATTTAGTGAGCACTCCTATGCAAGCTGCTGATATGCAGTATCCTTGGCAGGGTCTTAATAATCTTACTTTAGGGGCTAGAAAAGGTGAACTCGTTACATTCTGTGCAGGAACAGGAGCTGGAAAATCTACCGCTGTTAAGGAGATTGCGTCATATTTCCACTCAAAAGGAGAAACAATCGGTTATATTGCTCTTGAGGAGTCTGTGCGTCAGGCAACCATTGACTTCATGTCGATTGAAGCCAATGAAATGCTTCACTTGAAGGATAATTTAGAGGAAAAATTTTTACGAGATATATGGGAAAAAACTTTAAATACAGGGAGAATATTTTTATATGATCACTGGGGAAGTATGGACGGTGAAGTTTTGTCCAATCGTATTCGGTACTTGGCTAGGAGTTGTAATGTTTCTTGGATCATCGTTGATCATATTTCTATTATGGTTAGTGGCATCGAGAGTGGAGATGAAAGAAGACTCATAGATAACTTGATGACTAAACTTAGATCCCTTGCAGAAGAAGTAAATATAGGGATCTTTATTGTATCTCACTTAAGAAAACCAGCAGAAGGGAGGGGGCATGAAGACGGAAGAAAAATATCACTTAATGATCTTAGGGGAAGTGGAAGTATCGCTCAACTTAGTGATTTCGTTGTTGGACTCGAAAGAAATCAACAAGAAGAAGGTGAAACTAC